GATCCTACCCGGAAATCGGGCTTTCAATGCAAATTTCCGCTTGCCGCAAGTGCAACTCGTTCAGCTTCGCTAAACAAACCGCGGCCAAGAACCTGAAACAGGGTTTTGGCTGACGAAGAGGCCGTCTGTGATCGTCGCCACGCTGCTGTGAAATTTGAAAAAATCGAGTACCTGGCTTCGCGCAATGTGCAGTTTTATATAGATAACCGCAACGGTCGGTGTCCGCGACATGAAGCATGAGACGCTCAGCTTTCGGAAAGGGTTCCGGGTTTCTGCCGGAAACGGCAAATCCCAGGCGGCTGTGATGGTAATCGTACCCGGAGGCAGCGAAGGCGGCCCAGACAATCGCCATCGCGGCGCTGATCAATGGCTCTATGTGACGGAAGGCACCGGGAGCGCGGTCATTAACGGTCACAAGATTCCATTGAAAGCCGGCTCACTCACATTGATCGAAGCAGGTGACACCCATGAAATCACGAATACTCGGCAGCGCCTCCTAAAGACCGTGAATGTCTATGTGCCGCCCGCTTATAATCAGGAGGGCGACGAGCTCCCGCGCGGCAGGCATTAGAGTTATACCGGCAGCTTAAGCCGCGATGCAAAAACCGGGCGCGGCAACTGGGCAAGGTGCATTGGGCAGTGGATTTATCCGGCCGCTGTCGCACCAAGCGCGTGCCGTGGCGGAAACGGCGGACAGTGAAATGATCGTAATTCATCTCGACGACAAACCTCGGTTTGAGCGGGATCCACGCCGCTGACGTTTTGTGCTCCGTCGGTTTGGGCCGCCAGGTCGCTTTTGAATCGGGGTTCGCCTTTAGTCGAGGAAGTCGCAATGCGAGAAGCAAGCGGACGGGACGATCGCAATCAGAGTACGCCGCTGCCCCAGCCCGGGAGGTTAGGCCACAAGACCAAGCAAGCATTCTCCAGGAACTACACAGCCTGGGGAACCGGGCGGGGGCCCCCAGGAAGCAGGCCATGCCTCAAGAGCACCATTGCCAGAGCGGACCCAGGTGCGGATCCGGTCGCGCCACCGGGCTAGGGGAACTTGTCCCACCGCCGCAGGCCTTACCGGCGCCGCAGCAACCGAGACGTGATCATAGGCCCCTTCGAGAAGCTTGACGCGAATGCCCTCGCTGCAGAGCGCCTCGAAATTGATCCAGAACCCGCGCTGCCCCTGGCCGAGTAGGAACCGCGCCCGCGGCAAACGGTTCAGTATCGCCTGCCACTCCTCAAGGCCGCCCGCGGAGGACAACGTTTGCCGCAGGAGCGAGCGCCGCCCGAGTGTAAATTGCGACGCATACGCTGGGATCCCGAGCCTTTTCGCCGTCTCCGTCCAGGCCATGAATGCGATTTCGGTTTCGTCCCTGCCGAGCGTTACTTCCCGATCGCCCGATGCGGACGCGGCTGTTATTTCGGCGTACGGGTCCTGAAATTCATCTTGGGGCTGCAGCAGCAGCTTTCTCTTGGAAGGTTCTATAGGAAGGTTATGTGTGAGCGAGGTTAATCTAGGGATCCTCTGAGGTTCATTTGGGACGGATGGTTCATTTAGGCGTTTCTCTTCTGGAAAGCAGGCCCAGGGTGAATGCCCCGCTGACGCGGGGGCGGCAGTTGGGCCGGTTTCATTTGCCTCTTCGGGCAAGTCAAAAAAGGTTCCGGCGCCTAAGCTCTCCGGCTCGTCCTCGCTTTCGATAGCAGACTCTTCCCGAAACCTTGGATAGTAGTTGGTGCCCGCGCAGTGCCCGGCACGGTCCCGGAAGCGGCGCCTGGCGAGCAGACCAGCTTCGATCGCGACCCTGAGATGTTTCGCAATAGATGTATTCGAGAGACCTGTGTCCTTCATGAGCGTGGCAATAGAAGGGAAGCAGCCTTTCGCCGCGTCCGTCATGTAATCCGCCAGCACATAGCAGCATAGCTTGGCCAAGGGTGGCAGTTCCGATTTCCGGATGGCGTTACGCCAGGACCAAATGGACGGGCGGTTCATGATCGAGCCTCATGGGGTTGAGCGAGATTGGAAAAGCGAGTGAACGGAGCCGAGAAAGCGAGCTTGACTGTGCCAATCGGCCCGTGACGGTGTTTGGCAATGATGATTTCTGCGAGCCCCCGGACGGCTTCGAGCTCCGCTTCCCACTCGACGTGACGGTCCGGCTTCGTAAGCGGCGGTTCACGCCGCGCGAGGTAATAGTCCTCGCGGAACACGAAGAGGACGGCATCGGCGTCCTGTTCGATCGAGCCGCTGTCGCGCAAATCGGAGAGCTGGGGACGCTTATCGTCGCGGGCTTCCACCTGGCGGGAGAGCTGGGACAGTGCGATGACCGGAATCTCGAGCGCCTTCGCCAACGCTTTCAGGCCGCTCGTAATGGCCGTGATCTCCTGAACGCGGTTTTGATACTCGCGGCGGCCATCGCCGCCCATGATCTGGAGGTAATCGATGATGAGACAGACGGTCTTGTAGAGATGTTTACGCCGCCTGGCCCTAACAGCCAGAGCAGCAAGCGTGAGACCGCCCGTCTCGTCGATATGAAGAGGAATACGGTCATAATCGCATTCGGACCGGATGAGGCGTTCCATATCGGGAGCATCGAGATCGCCCCGCCGGAGCCGGTCCGAGGGGATCGCGTGATCGATCGCGAGCTGGCGCATTAGCAGCTGCGCGGCGGACATCTCGAGGCTATAAAAGGAAACCTCGCCTTCACCGGTGGTCCTTGCAATGTGGAAGGCGATCGCCATCGCAAGTGCCGTTTTGCCCATCGAGGGACGTCCGGCTATGATGATGAGATCGGAGGGTTGAAGGCCGCCGAGCACATAATCGAGGTCCGCGAAACCGGTAGTAAGACCCGAAATGCCGCCGCGCTCGTAGGCGTCAGCGATCCGCTCGATCGCCATTCTCGCCGCTTGACCCGCAGTGAATTCGTAGGCCCTGGGCATACTGTCCAAGAGTGCATGGAGCTTGGCTTCCGCTGCCGCAATCTGGCCTTCCAAGCCTGTCGCAAAATCGTGGCGGGCGCTTTGGGCAAGGCTCAAACCGATAGCCGCAAGCCTGCGCCGGCGGCCCAGATCGGCGATCATGCGCGCGTAATGCTCAGCGTTGATAATCGATGTTGCCGCCGAAAGAAGACGGCCAAGATATTGAAGGACGGTCAGCGATCCCACCATTTCGCCCTCAAAGAAGGGTTCTAGCGTGAGGGGCGTAAGGGGTAGGTTTTTGCCGACGAGATCGCCGATGGCCTCAAAGAGCCTTGCGTGCAAGGGCTCATAGAAATCGTCAGCGGCGGCCACTGGCGAAACCTTGTGGTACGTCCCACTGGCAAGCAGAAGGGCGCCAAGCAGCGCCTGCTCAGTCTCGATGCTATGGGGCTCGCAATCTAGATCCTGCAAGGAGATTTCAGGCGGGGCTTTCATGTCACGCATGGGCGCCTGCCTCTATGGAAGGCCCCTTCTTGACTTTATGTGCGAAACAGACCGCAAATAGACCTGTCATGACACCCTCCGAAGATGGCCCCGCTTTGCCTCAGGCGGGGCCAAGCGCATTGATGGGGACGGAGCCAGGCACCCGAATCTCGTTTAGCCGCGGGCGTGATATCGGCTTTAACCGATAGGCGATGGCAGCGTGGTGGGCGCAATAGGCACCACGCGACGACGGCGCACCGCAGACATGGGCGGTGGCATTCTCGGTTCTTGCCGGCCAGCGGCACTGGCCTCTTTGGGCATCGAGCAGCGGAATCTCGGGAATATCGAACAGCATTTCCGTTCTTTGGACGAAAGCCGGGCCATCAAGCTGTTCCTTTGCTGGCCTCGAAGCGGCGGGTTTTACCGGTTCACCGTTGTGTTCGCATTCTGGTATCCCGGCCTTTTTCTCCAGGGCACCCTTTGGCTTTCGGCCAGGGCAGAAATGATTGACCCTTGGCAAGCCATGGGTCTTCCCGAGAGCGGCTCCGCTTCGCGCTTGCAACGCGCCCATGCGGTAAAGTTTTCCAGTAACCGCGTTCCGGGTGAAGGCCGGCCCCAGCATAAGTGCTATCTCGCCCGCACTCTTGCGGTGGGTTAAGTATTGCTCCCGGATGAAATCGGCGCGCTCACTGGTCCATTTCGGACCTGGCTTAGCCCGCTCGAATTCCGGTGGTGGAGGAGCGGCTAGCGATCTCACGTCCTCTCCCTCTTCTTGGTTTTGCAGGAGCGTTTTCCAGAAGTCACCTTCTGCATTGCGAGCTTGAGGCCCTTTGTGACATAGCGGCGGCGCTTCTGATCGCTATCCCTGGGCAAGAAGGCGCCGGCCCGGCAAAAATCTTCGAGCGTGATGGCGCCGCCTGAGGCGGCCGCCACTCGTTGCACGGTCGAAAGCTTGGGCTCCCTAACGGGTGGCCCGCCATCGCTTGGAATGAGCCGCGAGAGAAGGGAGGCGTTCACGCCCATGACACTCGCAAACGCTTCCCGCGTCTGTCCCGTGCGGATGAGGTAATCGTGGAGCTGTTCGGCAAGCAGCATGGGGGGAGCCTCCTTCGCGGAAGCGAGAATGCGTCTGTTTCTGCTAAATGAGCAAGTCATTTTTCCACAATCCGTTACCAATGAAAGCTTGCTTTCTTGCCGTTTAAGGCAAATAAAGGTGCTATGGCTGCAAATCGCATTAAGCAATTACGTTTGGAGAAGGGGCTGACCATCGGTCAGCTCGCCGAAAAGGTTGGCCTTTCCGAAAGCCATTTATCGCGCGTCGAAGCCGGCGTGCGGGGTGTGAAGCTGTCAAAGCTCGGCGCCCTCGCCAAAGTCTTGGGGGTGCCTATGATCGAGCTGATGCCGCAGGAGAGTTTCGAGCACCCGTCCGATCTTATCCCGTTCGTTCCGCCGAAGGGATCGGCGGTCGAAAAAGCACTCGCCTCCTCCACCCAGCGCATGTTCCGGGTTCAATCGGGAGTCTTGAACGACCTTAGCATTGGCGAAGGTGATTTGATTATCGCCGACTTCTCGGAGAAGGCGATTGCAGTCCTCGAGAGTGGATCACCCGTGATTGCCGAAATGGTGAACGGCAAGAACGGGGAAAAGGCTTTACTGTTGCGGCAGCACATCGCCCCGCATCTGTTGATTACGAATAGTTCCGATCAAAACTCACTGTCAATTCATATGGTTAAGTCGCCAGTAAAAATCACTGCGGTCGTTCTGAAATAAGCAAATCTTTTGATATAAACGCAAGAACTGCCTATCTAGGCTTGCCACAAGTCGGCCACACGTTCTAGGCTTTCACGGCAAAACAGCTTTTCTCCTAAAGGACAAGTTGAGTTGTCATGGTGTTACGATCGGTCCCCCTTGCGTTCTCCTGCCTGCAGCAATTTCTCAAGGCCGACCTTCTCGAAATTGGCCTGGAAAGCGAAACGCGCTCGATACAGCACTATCGCGTGTTTCGCGTGTTATCGGAGGTGCTCTCGGATTTAGAAATTCGCTGCGGCAGCGTGCTTCGCATGAGGGCAATAGAGCCCGGTGAGACTCCCAAAGCCTATGCGGTTGTGGCTGTCCGGTTCATTTGGAGCGGCGCCCTCCTTCTCCGGCAGTTCGTGCCGCCAAAGATATTGATCACAAATAGCCGCGGCGAGAATTACCCCCATTTACGTCTCAACCGGTCGCTGAGGTTCATTGCTTGTCTCGATCATCGGATCAAAGCTTAGGGATCAAGCCCTAACCGAACCGTGGCGTCTTGCTCTAAAACTTGTCTTTTTAGGCGAAACAGGGGATGATGCTTAGTGCCGAGCACGAGGCCAACCGCTATGTCACCTTGATAGACCTCGTGGAAGGCAGAAAGAGTTGTGGCGTTCATGATAACGTAGTCTCCGGATTTCAAGTTCTGCGTTGCGACAATAATAGGGGCGAAGGAAAGAGGCACGGCTGCGCTGTGCGGCGATCTCTAGAGGTCGCCGGTTGACGCTTTAACCGGGTAGGCTGGCGTACTCTGATCTTGGCCGAAAAGATGGCTGCCTATGGATAATGCCTTGCATCAGGAGATTACGGGTATTTCGACTGTGCGGGGGGTCCGCGTGGTCCTTGAGAATTTGCCGGGTGATTTGCCCGTACTTGATGCCGAAATTGCCGTATTGGAGACGTATCTCGGTGATTTCGTTGATAGAATCTTTTCCGAGATTGAATATGAGACAAGAACGGTGCAAAAAAGCATTCGAGTGAGGGACTAGCGCATAGGACTACGGGATGGACAGCGGCACCGGAGGCGCAGGTAATGACGCTCGCGAAGCCGCGCCGCGAGCCGTTCTTTACGCACGCGTCTCGACAGGGCGTCAGGCCGAACAGGATCTTTCGATTCCGGACCAGACCGCGCAAATGAAGGCTTGGTGCCGTTCGCGTGGCTTTAACGTGACTGCCTGTTATGTCGAGCCTGGCGCTTCTGCGACGGACGATAAGCGCCCCGAATTTCAGCGCATGATAGAATGTGCTTGTGATGGCGAACATGCGTTCGATGTGATTGTGGTGCATTCCTATTCGCGGTTTTTCCGGGATTCTTTTGGCCTTGAATTTTATGTGCGGAAACTCGCCAAGCATGGCGTTAGGCTTGTTTCCATCACACAGGAATTGGGCGAGGACCCCGCTCAAGTCATGATGCGTCAGGTCATCGCCCTCTTCGATGAATATCAGTCTAAAGAGAACGCTAAGCACACGCTGCGCGCAATGCGCGAGAACGCTCGGCAAGGCTATTGGAACGGTTCGCTGCCGCCGTTCGGATATCAGACAATCGAGGCTGAGCGTCGCGGTGCCCGCGTTAAGAAGAAGCTTGCGATCGATGTCGTCGAAGCTGAGACGGTAAAGCTTATATACCGGCTGTTTGTTGAAGGTGACCGGCAATCCGGACCGTTGGGCGTGAAGTCCATAACTGTTTGGCTGAATGAGCACGGATACCGGACTCGGAAGGGCGCGACCTGGGGTGTGGGAACCGTTCACAAGATATTGAGTACGTCTGTTTACGCGGGCGAAAGCTGCTTTAACGTCCAATCCCGGTCTGGACGCAAGAAGGAAGCGGCGGAGGTGGTCCGGACCCAAGTGCCCGCCATCATTTCTCCGAGGGAGTTTGCCCGCGTACAAGAACTTCTTCATGCCCGCAGCCCATCCGTAGCGGCCCCTCGCGTCGTCTCCGGACCCATCCTGCTAACCGGTCTTGCCTATTGTTCGTCGTGTGCGGGGGCGATGACGCTTCGGACTGGAACGTCGCGGACAGGTGAAGTACATCGCTATTATTCCTGCTCGACCTGCTTGCGCCAGGGCAAAGTGGTCTGCCAAGGGCGGTCTATCCGAATGGAGCGGCTGGACTGTGTGGTGACGGAAACCGTTGCCGGGCGGTTGCTCCTCCCTGACAGGGTTGCCGAAATGCTGACGTTGCTCGCGGAAAGGCGCGCAGGAAAAGCGGCCGCGGTTGACGAACGGATCGGGCGGCTCGAAAAGGAAGCACTACAGGGGCAACAGCGGCTGGAGCGGCTTTATCGCCTCATCGAAGACGGCGTTGCCGAGGCGGACGACCTGCTGAAGGAGCGTATCGCGACCCTAAAGGCAGAGCGCGAGCGCGCCCTGGCTGCGTTAGAACGGGCTCGCACCGCATCGCGGCCTGATATCCACATAAGCT